TATTCTTTTGGTGTTGTGATTGCTGCATCTTTTGGAATAAGATCAGCAACTAAATTCTTTGGAGGTAAGAAATAATGACAACATGGCAAGATATGGCAACAGCAAATCAAACCCAAAATCTTGGTGATGGGTATGAAGTTAAAGGAAAGATGACTTCTAAAACAGGGGGGAGTACAGCGAAAGCTAAAGCTCAACCTAAAGGTTATAAAGGTACTACTGTAACTGGTGATCCATCTAAGGATAAGTCTGAGTCTACAGTTTCTGTTACTTCTAGTGATAGTGGTGATGATAAAGCTAAGTCAGTAAGTACTATTACACAAATAGTTGAAGAAGCTCAAATATATGAGCAATCAGTATCCGAAGAAAAATGGAATCTTAATAATGCTGGATCTTTGGAAAATGCAAATATAATGGCTTACCAAGCAAAAGGGGCAGGTGCTGGATTTTATTATGCAGGAAATTATTATACCGCACCTAGTCAAGAAACTTATCAACACATGATGAATGTTCGACTACAAGCCGAAAATACTGCTAAAGCTCAAGAGAAAGCAGCTTCTGTCGCTGATCTTCAAGCTGAAGTTACTGCTAATGCCCAGCTTGAAGGATCACAGAAAGCAGAATCTGTAGCTGATTTACAAGCTGAAGTTACTTCCAATGCTTTGTATGAGGGATCTAAGAAAGAAGCTTCTGTTGCTGACTTACAATTAGAAGCTGACATTAACACAGGTTGGGAGAAAGCTGTTGCTGAACAAAGCTTGCAACAAGAAGTGTATGACAACCAAGCTTATGAACAATCTTTAGCAACAACAACAACTCCTATATCAACTACAGTAGATGAAAACTCAGAAGTTATTTATTTAAATGATTCTATTACGACTGCTGATTGGGGCAAACCTAATGATAGTTCTTTTACTTTAGATAAACAAAATCCATCAGGTGATGTTGGTTTATCAACAACTGAATTAGTTACAATTAATTCAATGAGGACTGGTTTTGGTCAAAGAACTAGGAGAGATCAGTATATATTATTAGGTGATGTATTTAATACTGTTAAGCTTGCTCCTGTGTTTGATGGTTTAAAAATTACTGGTGCAAAGTTTAATGTTAACATTCCTTTATTTAGAAATAAAAGAGGAACAAGATTCCAAATAGGAGGATAGATGTTTAAATTATCAAATAGAAGTTTAGGTAAGCTTGATGGTGTTCACCCAGAGCTAGTTGAGGTTGTTAAATTAGCTATTACTTTTTCTACTGTGGACTTTGGAGTTACATATGGGGTTCGAAATAAGGCTCAACAAGAAGAGTTAGTTAAGGCTGGCAGATCACAAACAAATAAAAGCTATCACTTAATTCAAACAGATGGATACGCACACGCAGTTGATCTTATGGCTTATAGTCCTGATGGTCAGGCTTGTTGGGAGTTAAATGTGTATGATAATATATGTGATGCAATGAAGAAAGCAGCAATTCAATTAGGAAACATACCTATTAAGTGGGGTGCTGCTTGGAGTGAAGCTAGTATTACAAGCTACAAAGGTACTGCTGAAGATGCTATGAACTCTTATATTGATTTAAGACGGTCTCAACAGCGTCGGCCTTTTCTGGATGGTCCTCATTACGAACTAATGTACTTATAAGTTCTACTGCCAGGGCTGAGTATCCAGCTATATCTTTGTAAGTATCTAAGTGCAACGGATCTTCTTTAGCTCTCATTGCTTTGGTTAGTATCATCATAATACAGACATCAAGATAATTAAACTCTTGTCCTTTATATTCAGACCAAGACTTAGCAATAGCTCTTAGGTTATCGCTTGGGTGTCCATAAAGGGCTTGTCTTTTATTGAGGGTATCTCCTACCTCTCTAAGAAATTGTGCTCTGTTCATATTATTTCCTTTCTACTGGTATCCAGTATGTCCAGTATGTCCAGTGATAGGAGGTACATTATGTAAAGAAGCGATTCCCATTGTTTCATTTGAATGTACCCCCTAACTGTATGTGGGGTAAGAAGAAGGTAATCAACTTCCTACCCCTATGTTCATGACAAATGGAGAGATAAGTCCATGAACACTAGAACGGAATATCATCGTCAAGTATATCATCTAAACTATCACTCTTTTTTTCTTTGACATCAATAGGTTTTTCTTCATTAGGTTTTGCTTCACTCATTTGAAGGCTCATATATTTTGCATCTTTATATTCTTTTACCCATGCAGCAATTCTTATATCATGTTCTGAAAATTTAAACCTTTCATTACATTTACCAGTATAATCTGGAGCAGTTTCTTTTGTTTTATCATTAGGAAAAATTGCACAAAACTCTGTGTAGAATTTTACAATGTCTACACCTTTTTTTGTTTTACCTTTGATAACAACAACGTTATGCTTTGCTCCTTCAATATCTAAGCTACCTTGTAATATATACTTTTGATCTGGGAACGGTGGGAATACTGCACCACTGTTTGTATCACTGTATTCTTCTGACATATTAATCTCCTATATTGTTTTTCGTTTAACACCAGTAGAAGCAAAGTCTGCATCATCTTCTGTTGAATCATCTGGTGTAAGGTTAAGCATTGTTTGCAGTGTGTATCTTCTCATGTAAGTTATTGCACTGCCTGTTCCTTGTGGTCCTCTGTTCATGTGGTTTAAAATAACCTCAGATTTTATTTCTGTTTTGCTTGGGATATGCACAAGTCTTGTGACCAAGATATCTACTGGAACACCGGAACTTAGATCAATGCGTGTTTCATGAGTAATGGAAACACCTTCTTGTATCAGTGCGTGTTCAACACTTCCTAATATATCTTTAATAGTAAAGTGTTTTCCAAACTGTGCTTTACCAGATTGTTTCATTGGTTTAAAATTTAACCTGGCAGTTTCTATTGCTAGATAAATATTACTACTATTACCCATCATTCTCTCCTTTGTTTGTTGTTATGCGAATTGCACCACGTTTATCTTTCTTTAGTTTTAGTTGCTCACAATAAACTTCTCTTTCATTCTTGAGCATAATTGATTTTAATTCTTTTTTTATTTCTTCATGCTTACTTGCTTTGTCTTGCGTTTCAAGAAATCCATGAGCAAGACTAACAAAGTGATTATCTTTTGAAGCATCACGTTTAATCATGTCATCAACAAGTATGTTATCTATACTATCTGGTGTAACATTATAGTTTGGATCTGGTGGTGTATTATTTTCCACATGACTCCAAAACATTTTTACATTAGCTATTAAGCTTGAGAAGTATGATTGATTAAAAGATATTTTTCTGTATTCAAATCTTAAGTTGCCAAATTTATTTGCAAAGAAACAGTCTGAGTAATTACTAATGCCTAAGTAAAATTGTATTTGTGGCATATATCTTTTAAGTTGTGTTTCAAAATTATTAAATTGATTCGTTTCTTTAGCCTCAACGATTGACGCTTGACTCCTTACTGTCGCGTCAATCGTTCCTTGTAATGGAACATTGTTATGAACTTTAGATACAAGAACTTGTTGTTTATCTATACTTAACTGGCTTTGTTTTTCAAACCAGCTGAGTATAAACTGCTCGTTCCACACGCCTGATTGTACTGTAAAATTATTAGACAAATCATCTGGCTGCACTCTACCAGTTTTGATTTCCCATAGCTTTTGCCAATCACCATGCATAATCTGCACAGCATCTGACCCACCGATAAATCCGATTCTCTCCATTTTTCTCTCCTTTTTTTATTATATATTATTTACATTGGTATGCAAGCAATATATACTTTGATTGACTTTGTTATGTAGTCATCCATATTTCTTTGTTAATAACTAGGGTAGCTATTCGCTACCCTTTTTTTTATTATTAATATCAATATGATATGACTCTGCAATTTCATCTGGTCTTGTAAATTTTTCTGGAATATAAGGTAAAGAAATTTCTATTACCTCTGGTTTCTTTAACCACTTCTCAGAATACTTTTTTATTTTATGGGTATACTTCTTTATATTCATATTCAATTATCTCCTTTGGTTTGTTTGGTGGAATAGGTGGTATTGTATAAGTATCTTTGTAAGTTACAAAACACTTAGTGTCATTTCCATGTACTTTATTATGTACTTCAGTGCATTCTTCTATAGTTGGAAAGCTTAACATAATTAAAGTACTGTAAACTTTTACTGTTCCAGTTATAAATGATCCTGTTGTTAGCATTAGAATAACTCTCCTTGTGATGGTGGATCACCAAGTTCTTCAAGTAAATATTCCTTGAGTTCATTAGCTTTGATGTAATCAAATGGATCACGCTTTAGTATGTGACCAGATCTATACCCAGTACTTGTATTCGGCAATGGTATTGTATCAACTAGATGATAAAGACTATTTTTTTGTTTAACAAACTCTACTTTATTCCCTCTAGCTTTGAACTCATAAGTATGATGATGTGTACCACCATTTATTTGCAAGCAATAACCAAAGTGGTTTATCTTTACATCAATAATTATTTTATTCCATTCAAACTCAAAAGTTTCTTCGTTAGTATTATCAACAAATGTCCAGAAGTCTGAGTGTTTATTGTGCCACCAATTATACTTGCTAAACTTTTCATTCACAAATCTTTTTGCATCTTCTTCATAGGTTTCTTCACCTTTTCGATAGGTACAATTTCCACCACTATTCTTCCAGATATATTCTGAAATATAAAATTGTTCACCGGATTCTTTTAAAGTTTCTGCTACATAATCAAGAGGTATTATTGGTAATGGCATGATTGTTTTCCTTTCCTTTTTTTTCTATGTTAATAAGTATGTTTTCCCTGCGTTTTGTTTTTGGTTTTGTTATTGCTGCAACCTCTGACCAAGAAGGAAACTCTTTGTTGTGGTCTGCAATATAATCTATTGCATAGATTGCAATGTCAGCAGGGACATCAGATAGTTTATGAGCCATAGATTTTATACGAACAGCAATATCATCTGGAGAAGTAAAACCAAAAGGCATCCTCAGTAGCGTTGTAAGGTGCGTCAGGCGCTGAATCAGCTCCTCTATAGGCAAAGGTACTAGGCTTGCTAATACAGCACTCCTTGCCTCTGTAAATTGTTTCTCTGTCGGGAGGTTTAAGTTCTCATATCTTAGATCAGTTGTGCAGTTTGTTATGGAGTCGAGCGTATACCGAAGAGTTAGATCCGTTTCTGCTGGATACTGTGTTCTTTTTAAATTCTCTAAAGCGTTTGTCTTTTGCTTGATACTCAACTGCGTTCCTGATCCAGTTGAGGTACGCTCTTTCTGGGTTGATAAAGACACTTCCTTTCGCAAGGTGGTAGTTAATGAACTTATCGGTTTCATCTTCATAATTTAATTCTCCATATTTTTCTTTGAGATTGGATAGACATTTGCTTGATGGTTTCCAACCATCATACAAACCTCTTCTTTTCTTTCTATTTGTTTTTGATAGGTTAGATGATAGGTTAGTATCCGACTGTCGGAGTACCCCCTCCGTCTCTCGGAGTACTCCGAGATGTATTGTATAAACATTTGATTTATTATGTGAACCTGATATTCTAGTTAAGTATCCGTGTTCTTCTAACCAATTTAGTTTTACATACAGTGTTGATTCACTGATGCTTGTACGTTTAGATAATGTTTTTATGCTGGGGAAACATGAACGTGTATCCTCGTTTGCATAATCAGCTAAACATAATAGCAGCCACTTTGCATATGGATCAGGTATTTCTAATTTCATAGCATGAGCCATCAATATGAATGACATATTACTCTCCTAATAAATTTATAAATTGTTCACCGCTCATGATTACGAGGGTGTTAGGTTTCCCTACCTTTCTTTTATACAATGCTATGTCACGATTGTCTAACACATTGAAAGGATTAGGAAAATTACTTTTGTCTCGGTACTTTACTTCAGCTACCAGTCGTTGTCCCTTGATGTGAAGGATGATATCTCCTGAGTATTCTCCTCCCAATGATCCTGATAGTGGTTGTCTTTTTGCTTCAAAGCCGAGTGACTTGAACCATTTGACGAACCACCTTTCGTGGTAGCTTCCTTTGTTGCGATTCTTGTTTGCCATATATCTTCCTCATAACAGTTTAAACAGATCAAATAATGTTTTGTTGGCTCAATACTTTTCAGTATAGCTACAAACAAGTCTGTGTTTAGATTACAGGATTCACAAGTTATTTTTCTTGGTGTTACTTTTCTTTTTGATTTTGATTTGTAACCCAAGAGATTCTACCCAGCAACAAAAGTTATATAAGCTGGGAGTCTTACTATTATTCTCCCATCTTTGCAAGGTAGTTGTGTCCACTCCTATAACATGAGCCAGTTGTTCCTGACTCATGTTAATACTCTTTCTTTGTTTACATAACTGTAAAGTCAGGTTCATATTTAAGAGTTTTATGGACAAAGAGATTCTCTTTTGCTGGATGATTGTGAATAAAATATCTTGAGTAATAAGCTATCATTGCATTAGGTAATTTATAAGGCTCAAGTTTTTCACCATTAGAATCTCTAGTTTTTATACGATAGTCTAATCTCATTTGCTCAAATACAAATCGTGCATTGAGTCCACGATCTACATACCTAGAGTAATTCATTATTCTTTTTTCAAACTCAGGGTATATGTGTGGATTATTATTATGAAATTGAATCCAGTTTTTAAAGTTATCTATTTCTTTAGCCATGATTATCTCCTATCTCATGCTCTTCCAAGCTTTTAATAATTGTAGAATATATTCCAAGTCAGGTAGTGGTAGTGTATCTAATACAAAACCAATGTCAGATCTTACTTGAAATACTTTTTCTAGTTCTCCATTTTCCATAGAGTAAGTTGGGTATTTGCCATCCTCTAGTGGGTATTTGTTATTATTGTCAGATAATTTCATTATTAACTCCTATCCTACAAATATATTTTTATGATGAGCTGATAGTTTAGCAAAGATTTCTGCTGTAAAATACAGATCTCTTTCTATTTTAAGACCAGCTGCACCAGTAAATTCTTCTAGTTCTGACCGGTGAAAGCATCCGTATTCTACTGAATGACCAACAACTAATCCAAAACAATATCCATCTTCATCCATTGAGAATGGATACCAGGTCCAGTTACCAGCAGCATAAAAGAATTTACATACTGGTTTCTCTTCGGCTAATGATTTATCTCCTAGTCTTGAGTTAGCTAATAGCTGATTAGTTATTTCTTTTGTAAATAGTTTCATCATTACTCTCCTTGTTGTTGATGAGTTTCATTCCATAGTTCTGTTACTTGATCTGGAATCATGCTTGGTATTCCTACCAGTTGATTGACTCTTGCTTCACGCACTGCAAAGTCAATGATATTATTCAGCTCTTCTATGTGTGTACTGTTGTTTATCTTTTCACATATAGTGTGCCATATATTATGCGCTTCATCATCAGCTCTTTGTTTTACTTTACCCATTGTTGTTCTCCCATTTGTTATAGTTGGGTATTGACTTACTCATTATAGATTCAATGCTATGTTCAGCCTGTCTTTCTGTTTGTTCTTGTTGGTATATATGTCTATCCTCTTCTTCCTTTGACAGCATACGATCTTCGACACGATCAATGATAAGGTTGTTTATCATCTCAATCTTAGCACCTTCGTGTCTTGCATACATATTTGCATAGTTAGATATTTGTTGTAGTGTGTTTGGATCATTGAGTTGTTTGAAGAAATCCTCTGCGTCTTGAGGATGCTTGAACATATTAGATATAGTAGTGACTATATTAGGAATATTGTTGTAATCTTTTTTAAACATTTCTATCTCTCCTTGTTGAAATATAATTTTAGCAGATAAAAAATTCTCTGCAATTTGAAAGTGACTTCATTGAATTTTAACAGTAGATTTGCTACAACCTCTGAAGCCTTCGGCTGGCCTTAAGGTTGGTGTAGTAGCCAACGTTGGAGCTGACTACTACTGTTTGTATTATCTTTTGGTTAGCTTATAATTACTGCTAGACTTACCCATGTGATGATTAGCACGGCTACGATTATGCCTTTTATTATTTCGTGTATCATTTAGTTTCTCCATTGTTGCATCGTCGAATAGTACCCATCCGAATATTACCCATACCATACTTGTGAGCATGAATATTGTAGCTAGCCAATTATCTAGCCACATAAATATGTATATGAATAAGAACCCTGCGATTATGTTTGCTAGTCCGTACCATTTTAGTAAGCTTCCCATGTATTTCTCCATTAGGTTGTATGAGTGGGCTGTTACACCCACCCATGTTTAGTTGATTAAGCAGTTACTTTCTTGAACTTAGCTAGTCTATCCTCAAGACTGCCACGATCTACACTTGGTTTAGTATTCTCTTTCCAAGCGAGTGTCTTGTTCTTGAACTCAGGATAGTTACCAAGTTTGAATGGCTCATCTCTGCCTATGCTCTTTGCCTCTTTGTTGATTAGTTTAGCAACACGATCAAGTTCTTTGCAGAAGCATGAGTACATATGTTTAAAGCTTGCAATGTCTGTCTTTAGTCTAGCAGCTAGTAGTTCAGTTCTTGCGTAGGCATCACTAGCTTCTTCAAACTTATCAAGTAGCACGTCTAGACTTTCACCATACATTGGAGTACCGTCTTGGTTTCTAGCTATTCTATTATCACCTGGTATTTCTCCTTGGGTTAGCTCCATTTCTTTGTTCACTCTGTATTCTGCTGTTGACTTTTTGCTTTCGTGATTTTCTAGCCTTTCTATTGTTATTTCAGCGTAGTGAATAATGCCTGTTACTTTATCTTTTACTTCGCCTGTTGCAGTGATACGTGTGCCACTATTCCTTTCGTATAGCTTCTTGTGGATATTGTAAGCCATAGTGTTGACCATGTAGTAGTATGTAGTTAGATCTATTTTGTTAGCTTCAGTAGTGATTTCTTTATTGAATACAGTCATTTTATTTTCCTTTGTTTATATTATGGTTAAGTTGGTCAGAGTATAGAACTGTATGCCTATTGACCAATTAAGCGCTACGTTAGTTCTATACTCTAGTCGATGCATCCACATGAATTAGAAAAGATGCCTTGCGACTATTAGAACACACACTTGGCGTAAGCTATTCGGTCAAGCTCTAAAATTGACTACATTTTGTTGCACTGAGGCACGACGTGCGACAATAATGTAGCAATAACACCGTTTGAGATAGGAGGACCGATTGTGCATAGGAACGCAGTGACTTTGCGATAACAACAGAAAGGCAACTTGCACAGGCAAACCAAGAGATTTAGTGCTTGACGGAATAGGTTACGTCACAGTCATCATTCGTATGATATACTTCACGCAAAGCGCACCTTTTATAATAAATTCTAATAGAGTGCTTTGGGAGCTTGCGACCTTGGCACACGATACATAATCTACTTCAAATAATAATAAAGAGTGCGTCATCTTCTCTGGCTGGATTCCGCGCAATTCAGCCAAGATGTTGTAAGCACCCCACAAGAACGTATTTGAACTGATTATCATGCGATAAGGATGGAAGCCCGTAGGGTCAAGACATGAAGTGGCTTGATTCACGACAGCCTGTTAAATCGCCCACAGGATCATTATGCCCTTGACAATGACTAGTTGGAAATGCTTAGAATCGGAGATCAATGGGAGAATAACACATGGGTGAAATACAAGAGGAACTTACCGCAAAGCAAATACTTCTAGTCGATACACTCGTAGCAACTGGTTGTAGTATAAAAGAAGCCTCACAAATAGCTGGATATGCAAAGGGCGAGAGTGGTAGAGTCAGTGCTAGCAAGGCATTACGCACACATAAGGTACAAGCGTATATGCAATCACTGGTAATGAATAGTATTGGACTTAATGCTACGAAAGCAAGCGTCAGGTTAATGCAACTAAGTGACTCGGCAAAGAGTGAGTATGTGCAGTTGGAAGCTAGCAAAGACATACTTGATAGAGCTGGCTATAAAGCACCTGACAAGCATATGCATTTACACGCTGGCGATATTAAAGTCTCTATAGACCTGGCTTAGTACGGTGTTGCTACCATAGATGCCAAGCTGTACCTAGCATAGTATATAGAGGGTAGGGGGGGAAAAGTGGTGACCTACCTACCACAATGGATCTACCACTAGCATTTTTTCCTTGAAAAGCTCGTTAAAATATTTATGGTTATTGTGGAATGTGAGGTAATATGACAAATCGTAACAACGTAGAAACTATTAAAACATTGCTTGGTTATTTGGATGATTCTCCAATGGTATGTGAAGTGATGTCTATTACAGATGGGGTAGCTGTAATAAAGTTTAATTTAGATCAAGAGTATACTTATTACCCAACTCAAAAAGGTATTGATGCATTGGAGAAGAAGTAAATGTCACAATCGCCAGCTTGGACTAGAAAAGAAGGAAAGAATCCCAAGGGTGGATTGAACGCTAAAGGCAGAGCGAGTTACAAGAAAGGAACTCTTAAGCCTCCAGTG